TTGTGAACAGCGAGACCTACTCCGTCGATGTGCTGTCGGAGCCAGCGCGGCTCGTGCTTTCGGCAGGCGCCGTGCAGCTCTCGCCGGCGCGGCTGCTCAATGCTTTCGAGGTTGCCTTCACCGCGGGCTACGGCGACGAAGCCACTGACGTGCCGGCGCCAATCCGCCATGCGCTGAAGCTTCTCGTCGCCCATTGGTTCGAGCATCGCGAGCCGGTGGTCCTCGGCGAGCTGCCGCAAGAGGTGCCGGCGACGGTGGCGGGGCTTCTCTTGCCCTACCGGCGGGTGAGGCTGTGATCGAGCTCCGCCCGAGCGACCTTCGCCATCGGCTGACGCTCGAAGAGTTGAGCCGCGTGGCCGACGAAGGCGGCGGCTTCACGGAAAGCTGGATCGCGGTGGCTACGCTGTCCGCAAATCTTAGCCCGATCGGCGGCGATGAGCGGTTCGAGGCCGACCGGCTCGCCGGCACCATCACCCATGAGGTGGTGTTGCGCTACCGGGCAGGGGTGGTGCCGGCCATGCGCTTCCGCAAGGCCTCGCGCATCTTCCAGATCCTCTCAGTCATCGACGTCGAGGAGCGAAAGCGCTGGCTCAAATGTTGGTGCGAGGAGCGTGAGCTGTGAGGCCTGCTCTGGAGATTCGCGGCCTCGATGCACTGCGAAAGCGATTCGCTGCGCTCGGGGCGGTCAAAAACCTTGGGCCGGCGCTGCGCGCCGAGGCCGAGGCGGTGGCCGATGCCGCGCGCGAAAGACTGCGCGAGCGGGATCCCGACAGCCGGCTGGCACAGTCCATCAAAATCATGGAGTTAGAGGCAGGGGATCAACCGGCATTTGCAGTCGGCACCGACGATCCGGCAGGGTTCTTTCTCGAATTCGGCACGGCCAGGAGACGGGCCTTTCCTTGGCTTGTGCCAGTTTTGCACGCTCGTTTACCGGCTGTTAACCATGCGGTCCGAAAGGTGATCGCGGCGGCTTTGAAAGCGTCGGCCAAGGTCTGATCATGGGGGAGCAAGAACTCGCATTGAAGAGGCAGCCCCGCCACCCCATATGGTTAACCGTGGTTGATGGAGACTTGCGATGACAGCAAGTACAGGTTGGTCGCTTCAACGCGGCATCTACCAGGCGCTGGCGAATTCTTCCGAGCTTGGCGCTCTCCTCGGCGGCACCCGCATCTATGACGACCCGCCGCAAGCCGCGAGCTATCCCTTCATTACCCTTGGGCAAAGCCTCGTTCGCGATTGGAGCACGGGCACCGAGGACGGGGCCGAGCATTTGCTGACCCTGCATGTGTGGTCGCGGGCCGGCGGCAAGAAGCAGGTTCACGACATCATCGAGGCGATCAAATCGACCTTGCATGACCAGCCTCTGACGCTGGTCGATCATGACCTCGTCAATCTGCGCCACGAATTTTCCGAGGCACGCCCCGACCCTGACGGCGACACCTATCATGGCATCGTGCGCTACCGCGCGGTGACCGAGCCGGCTCAGGCCGAAGCAGCTTAGAAACTCAAATTCAATCGGCATTGTCATGGCCGGGCTTGTCCCGGCCATCTACGTTTTGGTCCTGTGATGAAGACGTGGATGCCCGGCACAAGGCCGGCATGACGAGGTAGTAGGGGCGGTGCGGTGTTGTAAGGGTCGCGGCAGGGCGCGGCTTGCGCTATAGGATGCGCCTCTCAAACGGGGGCGGAGCTCTGCGCAAAACGATGGCACCGTGGACGACACTGACGGACCTCTTCGAGCGCCTCACTCACCCTGAGATGCGCGCCGGAAATTTGCGCGAGGAGGAATTGCGGCTGGCCGCTGCGGCGTTGCTCGTTCACGCGACGACCATCGACGGGGAAGTCGCTCCGGAAGAGCGGCGCAAGCTCAAGGCTCTGCTGCAAACGCATTTCGGGCTGGGCGACGATGAAACGCGCCAGCTCATTCGCGAAGCCGAAGCTCGCGAGCACGACGCGGTCGATCTCTATCGCTTCACCAGCGTCCTTTGCGCCCAGCTCGACCAGGAGGGGCGCAAACAGATCATCGAGATGCTGTGGGAAATCGCCATGGCTGACCGCGTAGTGCACGAGTTCGAGTCGAACCTCGTCTGGCGGGTGGCTGAGCTGCTCGGTGTTTCGGCCCGCGACCGCGTGCTGTTGAGGAAGATGGTGGCGAGCCGGCTTGGCGTGGAGGCGGAAAGCTAGATTCACCCAATCGTGGATGGCCGGGTCAAGCCCGGCCATGACAGATTAGAGGTTAGAGGGTGGCGCGAGCCGCCCTTTTGTTTGCCTGCATTTTTCGAACAAGAGGATGTCGCATGACGGCGCAGAAGGGCAAAGACCTGCTGCTCAAGGTCGATACCGATGGGGCAGGGAGCTTCGTGACGGTTGCCGGCTTGCGCGCCCGCACGCTCGCCTTCAACGCGGCGACCGTCGACGTGACCGACACCGAGTCGGTCGGGCGCTGGCGCGAGCTGCTCGACGGCGCAGGGGTAAAGACCGCGCGCATCACCGGCAGCGGCATCTTCAAGGACGCCAGCACCGACGAGACGGTGCGCCAATATTTCTTCAACGGCACGGTGCGGGACTGGCGGGTGATCGTACCTGAGCTCGGCACGGTGGAAGGACCGTTCCAGATCACGAGCCTCGAATATTCCGGCCAGCATGACGGCGAGATCAGCTTCGACATGGGGCTTGAGTCGGCAGGCGCGCTAGAGTTTACCGCAGCACCGTAAGGGAGGACGAGGATGGTCAATCGGCATCGCGGTGAGATCGAGGCAATTCTCGACGGCAAGAGCTATCGGCTGTGCTTGACACTCGGCGCGCTCGCCGAGCTCGAGCACGCCTTTGGCGAGGACGACATGCTCGCCGTGGCCGAGCGCTTCGAGGCTGGACGCATCGCGGCCAAGGATGCGATCCGCATGATCGGAGCGGGCCTGCGCGGCGCGGGCTATGAGCTCGACGACGAGGCGGTGGCGGCGATGAAGAGCGAAGGCGGCGCTGCCGGCTTCGTCGATATCGTGGCGCGACTGCTCGCCGCCACCTTCACGGCGCTGAGGCCAGAGGAGGGGAGCGGCCCTTTGGAGGAACGCGTGGGCGTGAGGTAAGCGACGAACGGCGGGCGCCGGAACCCTTTCCCTGGGACGCGGCGATGACCGCAGGCCTTGGGATGCTGCGGCTCTCGCCTGACGACTTCTGGTCGATGACGCCGCGCGAGCTCGACGCCGCGATGCGGGGAGCTTTTGGCATTGCACCGATGCAGCCGGCGATGACGCGATCCGATCTGATGGCGATGATGGCGGCTTTTCCGGACAACGAGGTGTAGAGAGATGGCCGAGCTGATCGATGGGTGGTGGGTCACGATCAAGGCCAACACCGATCAATTTCGCGAGGAGCTCAGTGAGGCGAGCAGGCTCGGCAGCAGATTTGCCAGTGACCTGACTCGTGCTTTTGAGGACGCGGCGCTCAAGGGACGCTCGCTCGCCGATGTCTTGCGGTCGCTTACGCTCTCGCTGTCGTCTCATGCGCTCGAAGCCGCGCTTGCGCCGCTCACCTCGGTGCTCGGCAACAGTGTCGCCGGGCTCTTCGGCAGCGCCTTGAAGGTGCCGTTCGCGAGCGGCGGGGTGATCGCCTCGCCGGTCGCCTTTCCGCTTGGCGGAAACGGACGCATGGGCATCGCCGGCGAGGCTGGGCCGGAGGCCATCCTGCCGCTGTCGCGAGGGGCCGACGGGCGGCTCGGCGTCAAGGCCGAAGGGCGAGGCGCCCCAGTCAACATCACCTTCAACGTCACCAGTCCTGATGCCGACAGCTTCCGCCGGTCGGAAGGTCAGATCGCGGCGATGCTGAGCAGGGCTGTCAGTCGCGGGCAACGGAATCTGTGAACGCGAAGGTTTTGTCTGCTCCCCCCTTGCGGGGGAGCACGCGCGCTCATCGAGCGCGCGGAGGGGGGTAAGGGCGAGTCAATTGATCAACCCCCCTCCCTATCCCTCCCCCTCAAGGGGGGAGGGGAGAGCCAGCGGCAGGGTCCGAACCAATGGCATTTCATGAGGTGCGCTTTCCGGCGGGGATCTCGCTCGGCGCCACGGGCGGGCCAGAGCGGCGGACGGAGATCGTCGTGCTCGGCTCGGGCGCCGAAGAGCGCAACAGCCGCTGGGCCGATTCCAAGCGGAGCTACAATGCAGGCTACGGCATTAAGCGCGTCGACGACCTTCACGCGGTGATCGCATTTTTCGAGGAGCGGCGGGGAAGGCTGCACGGCTTTCGCTGGAAGGACTGGTCGGACTATAAATCCTGTCCGCCGACTGTGAGCGCGACCGCGCTCGACCAGGCGATCGGCACCGGCAATGGCGCCGACGCCACCTTCCAGCTCGCCAAGACGTACGGGTCGGCCTTCAACCCGTGGACCCGTGAGATCAAGAAGCCGGTCGCGGGCAGCGTGCGCGTGGCGGTGGCCGGCGTCGAAAAGACGGCGGGCACGCATTTCAATGTCGATCATGCGACCGGCGTGGTCACCTTCACCGATGGCAACATTCCGGCCATGGGTGAGAGCGTCACCGCGGGTTTCGAGTTCGATGTGCCGGTGCGCTTCGATACCGACAGGCTGGGCGTCAATCTGAGCCTGATCGAGGCCGGCAGCATCCCCGACATTCCCATCGTGGAGATCAGGCTGTGAGGGCGTTGCCGGCGGGGCTGCAGAGCCATCTCGAACTCCGGCGCCACGACGCTCTGCTGGTGCTGGCGCATTACGCGGAACGACGGGGCGGCGTTGGGCTTCACCGATCACGACCGCGACCTTCAGTTCGACGGCACGAGCTTCGAGGCGGCGAGCGGCT